TGGCTCGCGCCTGCCGTCCGTGCCGGTTTTGCTCATGATTTATCCTCCGTTTCCTTTTGCCGAAGGTTATGCGTCCCGGCGGGCGGACCTGAAATGCCACCGGAGGCGTCAGAGCCTCCAGTCCGAATCGGGCGTCTTGTGGACGAACCGGTGCCCGCCGATGAAGTCCTCATCCAGCGTCCGTGTAGTCCTGTGGAAGTCCCCGCCGGTCTCACGCCAACCGGCTTCGTCATGGTCTGGGTCGCCCACATCCTTCAGCGCCCATCCGACGTGCAGGATGTGCCCTTGGTTCGCCTCCGGATCGTCCAATGCGCCGAACGCGCGGTCCAGGATGGCCTTCACATCCGGCACGCGCCTGACGCCGTCGGCATCCGGTTCGCCCTCATCTCCGAACAGTTCGGTGGTCATGTCGTACTCGAAGAAGCCGGTGTCGATGACCTCCAGCCTCAGCATCCGGCGTCCATCGTCGAAAATCATCGATCCTCCCCCTGTTCGATGGACGCCATGATGTCATGGAAGAACAGTTCGGCCGCCCGGTCCGGCGCCAACCCCGCATCTTGGGGGCCGTCGACCGTGCGCCTATATCCGTCGGGCGTGAACAGGTACGCCTCCCATTGGGGCCACATTCGTTCGCCGTCGCTGGTCATCTGGATTTCGGAATAGCCGGGCGCGCGCAGGCGCATGAAGCCGTCGTCCTCCACGAAATCATCGAATCCGTGCGTATGGTCGGACTCGAACAGTTCACGGAGATACAACCATGCCGCGCTTTCGGGGTTGGTTCGGGCCAGTCGGGTCCACCAGTCCATGTCGATCATCATTTCTTCTTCGCCTTTCCAGCCAGTTCCCGTATGGCCGCGGCCATGCGTTCGAATCCGGCCACCTTGCGGGCCGGCGGGTCCGGTAGCGGCGCCTCCTCGTCGTCGCAGAGGGCCAGCCATGCGCGCCGCTTGTCCTCGGCCCTGTACTCGTACTCCTCGGCCAGGCGCTGGAGGAACTCTTCGTGGAACACCTCGAAGGAGTCCTTCCGCTGGTCGTAGTTGACGTCCTCCCAGGACATGCGGCCGTCGGGTAGGACGGAGACGAACCGATAAGGGAACACGTCTCCCGGCGTATCGATGAGGGCCGCCTCGTCCAAGTATTCGGATTTGCCGATGGTGATTTCGAAGCCAATGCCGGCCAGCTCCTTCCGCAGGACGCGCAGTTTCTTCAAGGTCTTGTTGATTGCGGTCATGATTTCCTCCTTTCCGTTTCGAAGGTTATTTCAGGCTTATCCCCATGGTTCGCTCCGTGTATTCGATAGCCGCGCGACCCTTGTCGGTCAGTTCGTCAAACACTTGGTCTCTGTTGTATTTGCGTTCCACCAGCCCCATCTTTCGCAAGCGGTCTCCGGTGGCGCCGGTCAGAAGGTCGTATGGGTCGTGCTGACGAAGCAGCTTGAAGTCGGCGAAGTCGTCGATGAAGACGGGCACCCCGTCATCCTTGATGGCGTCACGAAGCTTTTCGGCTTGACTTGAATATCCGTCAGCCTTTTTGACCAGATTGTCCGGCATGGGCGAATCATCGCCGCAAAGCCCCGCCCATGTGCCGCGCACTTCCCGCGCCTTCCTCTCATATTGGTCGGCGAGGCGGCGGATCAGTTCGTGGCGGAATTCGTGGAAGATATTAGTGTCGTAGACGTCGCTGAGGTTTCCGGCCCAGATGGTGAGGTAAAATCCCTTGTTGACCCACCAGGCGAGTCCGCCGCCGAACTCTCCGAAGTGGAATTCCGGCATCCCGTCATCCCGCTCGTCCAATACGGCTTCGGCGCCCATTTCGTTCAGTTCGCTTTCCAGTCTGTGCAGGTCGGTAAACAGTTGTTCGAGGTCGAGCATGGTTCACCACTCTCTCGCGTATCGTTCCATGGTGTCCGCGTCGAATTGGTAGGTCTCCAGTTCCGACACGGGCGAATCGTCGTCTTCGATTCCACGGCTGAGGACGTACCCGTCGTAGTTGGCGTGGCCGTCCCCGTCAACCGCCTGGTCGCGGTCGATGGGCTGGATATAGCCACCCTCCGTGCTGAACCCGTCCAGACCGTAGGTCGGGTCGTTCCAGAGCCTGTCGATGAGTTTCAGGTCGCTTGTGACGTGTTCCATTTTGGCGACTCCTTCAATTCCAGTTCTTCGGCGCGACGACCGTCCAGCCGTTCGTCAGCGGATACACGTCGCACGGCTCGTCCGAGTCCAGATCGTCGCCCATCGGATTCCAGTCGTCGAAGCCGTCGTGGGCGACCTCGTCGCGCAGGCGGCCCTTGTGGACGAGCGGCCTGTCGACATGGATGTCGGCGACGTCCATGAAGAGGAACGGGAACGGGTCATTCGTCGCCGCGTAATACGGCATGAAATACGGTAGGCTGTCCCTGTCGCCCCAATTGGCGACCACATTCTGACGCCCTGCGCCCGTATCGACGAGGATGACGCCCGACTCCTGCCCGGTGATGTCGTGAAGATTGATGTTCATTTTCGGCTCCTTTTCCGTCGTGCCGGGGACATGCGTCCCGGACGGGCGGATGGCGGCACGGACCGGGACGCATGAGGAGATTTGTCCGGCGGGAAAATCCCGGCGAGCGGAAAAGGAGCCGAAAATGGAAGTAACGCGCATCCATATCGAAGGAATCGTGAAGGGGCTTGGTGTCAACGGCGTCAGGGAGACGTTCATCGACACCACCGACCCCATTGATCTGACCAAGCCGTTCTTCGCCGTCACGGGCGTGAAGAACGTGTCCGAGTATGCTTGGAAGCATTACTGTGATGGGAATTATGGTTTAGTGGAATGCTGGGATAGGACGGCCATCGAGAACCCGCGCAAGTATGTCATCTCCACCGCGCACATCGCGTTCGTGGAATATTGGGAGCGCGAGCAGGCGTAAGGCATAAGGAACATCCCCACAGCCCATGCTTCCATGGGCTGTGGGGATGTTCCTTTGACGGATTTTGAGCTACTCCCCCGCCTGTCGAATCAACCAACGCCCGAAGGTGGCCGCCATCCCGCGGGTGAGCAGCACCGTGCCGTGCTGGTCATCAGGTGTATCGAACGACAATGCCACGCCAGCCTTTAACGGTTGGTAGCTGATCAGCCCGAACGGTCCGTCTTTGACACCCAGGCGTTGTCCATCCTCCCAGGTCGCCTCTTGCGCGTGTACCAAAACCTCATTCGGGTCTTTGCGATCGTAGGTCATATTCCGTATCCTTCCGTCGGTATCCGGAGTACCTATGCCCCGGCCTCCAGCCTCGCCAACCGCGCATCGAAGTCGACGCCCGGCAGGCTCTTCCTCACATCCCCGCGCCGGGCCAGCTCGATGATGTCTTCGCGCATGTGCCACGCGTCGGCCAGCAGGCTTTCCTCCGTGACGGACTCGAAGCCGTCTCCGTAGTCCTTGCGTCGCACCCAATGGGCGTCCGGGTCATAATCGGCCGAGTGGACGAACGCCTCATACAGGTCGGGCGCGGAATACTCCAGGTCGTCCGACTCATACACGTCGGCCCACCACATCTCGCCATAGCCGTAGCCACCCATGGCGCGGGCCATATCCAGCAATAGCCAGCGGTTCTCCTCGGTGTCCTGCATTTTCAGTCCTCCATGTACGAGTGCAGTGTGGCGCGGAGCTCCCTTTGCAAGGGCATCCCCCACTCCCCGGCCTCGGCCTTCAGATCCTCGCCCGGGTCCTTGTCCGGGTCGGGGATGACACCGATGTCTCCGTTGGTGAGGAATTCGCCCGTCCCGATGCAGATGTCGGCCGGAGCGAGAGACCAGCCGGGCGCGATGGTGTCGTCATCGTCCATGATGGGGCGGTCCATCACTTCAGATGGCAGGTTCTTTAGCTGTTCGATGAGTTGGTTCGGCGTCATGGCCGTCCTCCTTGTCCCTGTTCGATAAATCCCTGCAATGCCGAAGCGTCTGCCTCAGCGTGTCGAAGCGCCCTTGCAGATACATGCGGCCGTCATGGTCCAGCCTTGGCGAGTACGCGGCCTCGGCCTGCGCCTCGTCCATACGGTCCGAGATCCAGCCGGCGAGCTCCTCCAGGACATTCGCGGCGTTCTGTTTATCCGGCGTCATGGCCGTTCTCCTTTTCTTGGCGTTTTTCGACCTCTTCGACGTATTTGTCGTCGAACGACCGTCTGAGCCGTTCCCAATATTCCTCAGGCGTCATGGCCGTTCTCCTTGTCCTCTGATCGCCTTCCGCCATCCGTCTCATCTCGTAACTCAATGGTTCCGACGAGTTCGATGCCGTACGCCTGCCGGATGCGCTCGAAATACTCTTCCAAAGGCGTCACGTCAGCCCTCCAGCTCGGTGATATAATCGACGTTCGCCAGCGGCACGAACATGTTGCGACCGTCGAGCATGCGAAGCACGGCCGCGTCGCCTTGTGGAAAACCGGTGGCAGTGGTGACGACGGTGCCGTCTTTCAGCACCCAGCGGTACAGCGGCATGTCGTCGGGAATGGCGTAGACCTTCGGTTCGGCGTCCGGGTCGAAGCCCGCATTCCTCACAGCCTCCCAGTTGAATCCGCCCAGCAGCGCGTCCAGATAATTCGTCCCGTTGCGGTACCGGAAGTCCCGGTCGAATATGAACCTTTCGTAATCCGTGCAGTACTGGGCACGCCTCCTGCACGGCTCCCGGTCGTATACAAGCTCCTCATAGCGCCCGTCCATTCCGTAGGAGATGGCGATGGCGCGCCTTACGGTCAGGCATCTCGCCTGCCTCGCGTTGATCGGTCCGATGGCGTCGCTCATGATGTACTCCTTGGCTTCGGTTACGCCAAGCCCATGCGTCCCGGCACCGGCTACTCCGTCTTTCCGTTCGTTTTCGCGGCGTTCGCCCAATCACAGGACAGGCCGGCTTCGCGGTAGCCGACCAGGATGGCGCACGTCACGCGACGGCCATCGTGCAGCTTGAGCTCGCACTCCCCGACGTAGTCGCCGTCGTAATCGGCGCAGTCGGCGACGGAATGCTCCGCCCCGGCCTCCGACCGGACATCGCCGTCCTCCGTGTCGGACCCGTCGCATCCGGCGCACATCAGGCATACCGGAATCAGAAGCGTCGTCAGGATTCTTTGTGGAACTTTGTTCATGATGTAATCCATGCGAGGATACCCCGTCCCTCGTAGGCGGGGAGGAATCGCATGGCCTCCTTCCTTAAAGTCATGCGTCCCAACCGCCGCGACGCATAGAACGGAATATGGCCAGGAAGAAGAGCGCCACGGCGAGACGACGCGAGGGCATGGCGAACAACACGCCCACACGCGCCCTCGTCGTGCCGTTGGCGCTCTCGCCCGACCAGCACGCCATGTACTCCCAACTCGCCGATCTGTACAACCGCGTCTGGGGCTCGGCGGTATCCTGGTACGACGCCAACCACACGGTCAACGCGGTAGCCGCGCACAAGGCGCTCTACGCAGGCCTAAGGGGTAGGTTCCCGCAATTGCCGAGCCAATTCGTGTGCAACGCCCTGCGCGACGCCGCGGGGACGGTGCGCTCGTGGAACTCGAACCATCCGAAGCGCAAGTGGTCGCTCAGGGCGTCACGGAAAAAGCCGACCATCAGGTTCGACCTGCGCACCATGGGCCTTCGGGGGAACCTGCTGACGTTGAGCTCCATGCACGGGCAGAAACGCCAGCGCTTCCTGTTGCCGCCGATTCCCGCGTGGTTCGACGAACGCTACCCGGAGCGGAGGCTTCAGACCGCGGCGCTCGTCCTCGACCCGAATGACCTTACGGCCCGGTTGACGCTCACGTTCCGCATCCCACAAGTCGAACCGGTCGAAGGCAGGGTGCTCGGCGTCGACCTGGGAATGCACGCCCTCTACAAGGATTCGGAGGGAGGTGAATACCGGTATCCGCGGGTCCAACGCGTCAGACGCCGTTACGCGTACGACAGGAGGACATTGCAGGAAAAAGGCACCCGGAGCGCCCACCGCCGCTTGAAGGCGATAGGCAAAAGGGAAGAGCGGTTCATCCGCGATGTCGACCACTGCGCGGCGAAAAGGCTTGCGGACACCCCCGGCATCGGCGTCATAGCCTTCGAGGACCTGGCCTGGATACGCCGATTGGCGCGCAAGGGCACCAGGACCGGTAGGCGTCGCCGCAACATGCTCAACCAGTGGCCGTTCTCCCAGTTGCAGGAGTTCACGGCCTACAAGGCCGCAGCCAAAGGCATTCGGGTCGTGATGGTCGACCCCGCGTACACGAGCCAACGGTGCAACAGATGCGGCTACGTGGACAAGGGCAACCGTGACCGCGCCCGTTTCGACTGCCTGAACTGCGGCCATAGCGACGATGCTGACCACAACGCCGCCCTGAACATCAGGGACAGGGCGATACAAAGCCTTGGACAGACCCAAGGCCAGGGTGCGGTCAACCACCCATGATGGATGGGGCGCCCACGATGGCCTCCCTTGGAGGAGAGTCACAGGAACCACACTCACGTCCAAGCCGCGATGCTTGTCGTCGCGGTAGTTGACTTTTTCTCCACCTTCATCGGTCTGCCGTTGTGGTCGTAGAGCCATACCTTGTCGCCTGACGTGACCAACAGACTCATGTCGTGCGCCTTTCCTTTCGCATCCACGTACTCGCACTCGTACCTGCCCTGACCGGGCATGTACTTGGAGTCGGGGATGGTCGGGCAAGACAACGCCTCCAATCCCGCCTGTCGCGCCACCTGTTCGGTGAACGTGGTGTCCTTCGGGAGAACGAGAAGACCGGGGTTCAACGTCAGGAGCAGTCCGAAGCCGCACACAAGGGCCAGACATATGACGAATTTGGTGTCCTCCAGCAATGGCTGGGCGTCCCGTGGGATACGATGCGTCGCGCGAAGCGCCAAGCGTCTGCCCGCCCGCCAGACGACGCCCAGCACGGCGAAAACCAGCACCGTGGACAATGCCGCCATATATATGGCGTCCCCGAAACTGTTGTGGGAACCGTTCGCCCATTCGCTCATGTCTATCATTTCAATGCCTTTCCGTCAGCGTCGTAGAGTCCGACCTTGTTGCCGTCGGCTACCACGAGGGTCACGTTCCGCAGGTTCGCGTCGTTCGCGCCGTAGGTGTAGACGTAGTGGTACGACCCCATGTCGGGCAGTTCAGATGCGGTCATGCCGCAGAGTCCGTCATTGGATGTGAGGACCTTCTCCACGGAGATATGACTCAACGGCGCGAGGCGGTACCCCACGGCCGGCTTTCCGTCCATGAGCGGACGCCTGCGCACGTCCTTCGGCAGCGCCTTCAACCGCTCGATAAGCTCGTCTATGGTCATGGTCTTGGACTCCTTCCGACCGCGTCCGTCGCGGTCACGTCCGGGCCATGCGTCCCGGTCATACCGCCTTGTACTCGGCCACGAGCCGGTCGAGCTCGGCTTGGGTCCTTTCGATGCGGGACAGGATCTCGTCCCTCGCCAGGGCGCGGAACCGCTCCCTGGCGCCTTCGACGACCTTGTGGGTCCCGCGCCATTCGATGTAGGCGGGGTACTCCCCGCATTCGGGCAGTTCCACAGTGAACGGACCGTCCCACGATCTGAGCAAGCCCAGCCGTTGGGCCTCCTCCGCGATGAAGTCCGCATCCCATTCATCCGGGGCGGGAAGACGACCATAATCGGTGGCGTCGAGGATCGGGCGCACGTCGACCACAATGGTGTCGACCTCATTGATGCAGTCATGGCGGTCCCATTCCTCCAACCGGATCGGGACGTCGATTGGCGTGTGTTCGTCCATGGTTCCTGACTCCTTCCAGCCGCGTCTTTCGCGGCCACGTCGGAGCCATGCGTCCCGGCTTACTCGCGATAATCGTCGAGCCCGAGCATGGCGAGGCGCCGCCGGACCTGGCACCAGGGCACACCGAATCTGCGCGCCATCTCGGGCACGTCCAAGTCGGACGCGAACATGACCCGCATGATCTCGGCGGGCATGAGCAGGGCGTAGGCGAAGTCTCCCGGC